GGAGATTATTTTCTGCCTTTTTTCTACTTATGGATGAAGACATCAAAAAGATTAAAAATTTAAAGATATCGGTGGAGACACACGAGATTCTTAAAGCCTACTGCGAAAAGAGGGGTATAAAGATGTATCGTTTTTTGGAACGATTGATTATTGAAAAATGTAAACCATCAAAAGATGTTTATGGTGAAGATTAAAGTATCTTATCTATGAATTGAATTGTTGATTCTAATTGGTTATCAGTTTTAACAACATCCAATTTTAAAACATCACCGGAGTTAATTTGTATTAACTCTAAATCAGACCCATAGTAATCATCATTGATATACACATCAAATGATTCAACATTTGTTATTCCACCAATTTTAATATCAACAATATAACTAAATAATTGTGTTAATGTGTTATTACCAACAATAAATAATGCTTGACTTCCAACACCCTCTTCGTCTTTTTTTCTCTTACCACGTCTTGTTGTTTTTTTATCTATTTCAACAACTTGTAAAACTCTTGTTATTGCCGGAGCAACCTCAAACTCATCTTCATCAATTAAAAACCCTAACATAGTAAATTCGTATGTTTGAATATAATATTTCCTTTTCTCAACATCCATAACGGACTCATCGGTAATATTACCCATAACAATAGGAATATAGTGTCCTTTAATCACGGCATAAGCTTGTTTTGAAGCGAATTTTTCTAAAATGATTTGATTAAGTTTATTTAACTCTCTCATTCTATTACAAATAATTTTAACAGAATAAGTAATATCCACCGGAACTGGTTGTGGTATTGTATAAATATCCATACCATTTCTTTGACCATCCCAAGTTGGAACCTGAGCATAAAAATATTGTTTTCGGTTTGGGATATTATATAAAAGAGCAGGGTTAGTACCATATTTGACTTCCGGAACCCTAATTACCGTTATAAAAGGAGGTTCAACATTTTTGTCTATATTTTGAAAATTCCAAGTTTCTGTGAATTGAGCCCAATTCTGAGTTGTAACTAAAATATCAACAGTTGGGATAGTTTTACCTTCAACAACCACTTTTAAATCATCTCTAACAAAATCTAAAAAACCTCTATCCAAATCTGCGTGCAATAAAGATTTTGGAAGAAAAGTTCCGTCTTTATTGATTTTGTCTAACAACTCGTGTCTTCTTGGTAAAAGAGTTTTGGATTCTGTTAGTGGTAAGTTTTTTTTTATTTTACTTGGTAAACCCATTTTATAGTTTTGTTATAAATATTTTGTTTTTAGAATTTATCATTTCTACCTTACTTGCATTATATATTGGTTCGTTAGTTGATTTAAGTACAAAACTTTTATATTTGTATGGGTCATATGTAACAATATTATCGTTAGGTTCATTTGGTATATCACCACAAGGGTATTCGCAGTAATCCTCTAAATCACCAATAACAAAAGCGTGAACGTTTTTCTTTTTTTCTCTACCAACTTTTTCATTACCACCCGGTCTAACTCTAAATTCAACATCGTTTAATTTAACATAATCAGCATATAAAACAATTCTTGATTTATATTGAATTGAAAATGTATCTTTATGTAAATTACGATACACCATAACTTTTTTACCAATGAATTTTTTTTCTTCATCATTTGTGATAGTTTCTAATAGTTTCTTATATTGACTCTCATTAATTTTAATTTTCATAATCGTAATATGTTGAAATTGTTTTAACCGGTAACTTAAAATTATCTTGAAACCATTTTTTCATCGGTTCTTCCCAATGGTTATCAAACATAGTATCTAAATGTACCGCGTGCTCACCAATAACTTCTAAAATTGGGGATTGGTTTCTAAAAGGTTTATGTGACGGGTCATTTTCATCGTAGAAATCAACATCAAAATAATGAAAAATAACATCAGTATCATACTCGCCTTGCCAATCACCCTTAAAGAACATTAAAAAATTTTCGTTTTCTTTCGGCTCAGAATATTCATCTTCCGCATCATCCATACCATAAACCCAATCCATTTGATTTGGATTATAGGTTTTATCCAAATATTTATAGATTGTTTCAAATACTCTATTTTCTGTTATTATTACTTTCATTATAACCCTCTAAATTCGTTATTTGTTACCGGTGATGCCATAATTGTTCTATAAAACGGTTTGTAACCCCCGATTGTATGCTTGTTATCTGAAGTTACCCTTCCATCGTTATTAACCGTATAGTATCTTACTTTATCTTCTGTTTCGTAATAACCAATATAATCACCATAATTAATATCCACTTCCAATTCATCTAAATCTCGTTGATATACAGAAACTTTCATATTACCCGGTTCCATTTGGTCTATTTTAGATGTCCCCAAATATTTGTTCTCAGGTGCCATAATTTGAACATAACCTTTAAATTCAACCGGTGGTAAAAATTTGATACCATCAACAGATGTTTCTCCATACACGTCATCGGCTTTCGTTTTATATCTATCAACACGATATAAAACTAATGTAAAGTTCATATCATTATGTAACCATTCTTGTCCAAATGATAACTCTAAATTAAAATCTTCAGCCCCAAAAAATTTTCCAATTCTCGTGATGGGCACTTTACTATTTGACATATATGTTATTTTTCTGTATAAATTTATGGATAATTTTATTACAACATCCATATTTTTCACCAATTTGAACGTAATTCAACCCATTATTTAAATGTTGTATAATTTCAGTAATCTCTAAGTTATATTTGTTTGATTTTGGTTTAAAAATATTATTTGCTCGTAATTTTTTATTAATTGTGTTAATATGACAATTATAAATTTTAGATATTTCAACAATTGTTTTATTTTCATTTAAATATAAATCTTTTAATACATCAACATCAATATTGTATTTATAGTTAGAGTTATTTTCACCATAACACCCTCCATTCTCATTAATTGTTTTTTTTCTTTTAATTTTAGAATTTTCTGAATGTTTTTTACCGTAAAAATTATTTTTCTCACCAACTCTTAATTTACCTTTTTCTGACATAATTTTTTTGGTCTCATTGCTATGTGATTTACCAAACATTGGATTTACATCTCCACCATCTAAAATATTTAACAAGTTACCACCATTATTTTTAACTTTCTTTATCTCATTTATTTCAGATAATAATAATTCTTCATAAGAGTCACATTCTTTAATAACCTTAATATTGGGCGTTAAACCTATATCAGTTAAAGAATTTATCCACTTTTTCATTAAATAATTTGATGGTTTACGTAAATGTTGTAACAACCTATTTTTTATTGGTTGTGTTGTAATCCCAACATACCTAACTTCATTAGTAGTTGGACAAGACAAATAATATAGGTTAAATTGATTCATATTGATAAATATTATAAAATGTGTTATATTTCTATAAAAGAATTATTTTGGAGAACAATCCCTCAGAAAATATTAATCTTACAATCGAACAAAGAGCAATATCTCTCCTTGAAACTTATCAGGGGGCAAATAACTACATCCTAAAATTAAAACACCAAAAAGAGACCAACAAAAGATTTTTTCCTACACGGTCTCAATGTGACTATATAATAAATTATTACGAAGTAACACCAAAGGTAGCCAAACGATGGGTAGATTTAGACCCCTATTTTGCTAAAAAGATTGCCGATGAAAAATTATTACTAAAAATCCCCGAACAGGTATGGGTTGAAAAGCTATTAGTTGAGAAAGAAAAATCCTACCACGTTTGGGGTAAAATTTTAGAGGGTGAAACCATCCACGAATTTTGGCTACCTAAAGGTGCTTTAATCAAAACACACACAATTAAGAATGTTGTGGTGGATTATTCAAAATACTCTAATCGTCCACCATTAGAACATCAAAAAGAGGCGATTGAAAAACTTGCAGGTTCTAAAAGGTTTATTCTTGCAGATGATATGGGATTGGGTAAGACGACTGCGACGATTATTGCCGCTTTAGAAACGGGAGCAAAGAAAATACTAATAGTTTGTCCGGCATCTTTAAAGATTAACTGGCAAAGAGAGATTGAGAACTATACCGATAGAAGTGTTTATATCTCAGAAGGTAAAAATTTTTCAATAGAGCACGATTTTGTTATTGTAAATTACGATATTCTTAAAAACTTCTACGACCTCAAAGGTAAAACAGAGTCTTTAATCACACAATGTAATTTTGATTTAATTATATTAGATGAGGCTCATTATGTTAGTAATGGACAAGCAGCTAGAACCAAACTTGTTAATAGTTTTTCTAAAAAATGTGAGAGAGTTTGGTTATTAACCGGAACACCGATGACTAACCGACCGATGAATTATTTTAATTTATTATCATTAGTTGAAAGTCCTGTAGCATTAAATTGGATGGCTTATGCTATACGATATTGTGGTGGTTATCAATTCACCGCAGGAACTCGTAAAATATGGAATGTTGCTGGTGCAACCAATTTGGAAGAATTAAGAGATAGGACATCAAGACAAGTTTTACGTAGATTAAAGACAGACGTTTTAGATTTACCTGAGAAAATTATTACACCGGTTTATCTAAGATTAAAATCAAAACTTTATGAAGGACTGATGGGAGAATACTATGATTGGTATGATAAAAATCCGGACGAATCAACATCCCTAACAGTTCAGTTCAGTAAGTTAATGAAGGTTCGTCAGGTTATTGCCGAAGAAAAAATCAAAGATACCATAGAATTAGCTGAGAATATTTTAGAACAAGACAAAAAAGTTATTATCTTTACCAACTTTACTGACACATTAAATAAAATTGCTGACCATTTTGGGAAACAAGCGGTGAGATTAGATGGTTCAACATCAAAACCTCAACGACAATATGCCGTGGACCAATTCCAAGATAATGAAAAGATTAAAGTGTTTGTTGGAAATATTCGCGCGGCCGGAGTAGGAATTACATTAACCGCAGCTGAAGCAGTAATCATTAATGACCTATCGTTTGTTCCGGGTGATTTGGCTCAAGCAGAAGATAGAGCATACAGATACGGACAAAAAAATTCGGTATCGGTTTACTACCCAATATTTGATAATTCAATAGAAGGAATTATTTATGATATGGTAAATCAAAAGAAACAAAACATCGGAACCGTAATGGGGGATGATTTAGAAGACAAAGGAGATTTTATCTCAAACATTATGAATAAGATAAACAATCGAGGTTAATTCGGTTGTTTAGATATTTATCATAATAACACAAGCCTATATGAAAAATACAGAAAACAAAGCTAATCTTATAATTGAAGAGATTAACAAAAATGAAACGGATAGAAAAATAACATTAGTGTTATCAGAATCCAAAGCCGAAAAATGTTCAACGTCTAAAGTTGAAGAAATAAGACAAATCTTTAATACAAACCCAAAAATTAAAGATTTGTTTAAATTCGCAATCAATAGAATTTTAAGAGACGTTTTTCCTGACAATTACTATAATAGAGGGGCATATGGTGAAGGTGAAATGTCCGGAATATATAACTTAGAACAAGAAGGTCGTTCAGTTATTAACAAACTAAACACAAATTACAGTTGTTTTTGTGTGTTACTTAGGGATGTTAATAAAGTTTTAGTTTCAAAAAGACAACAACCAATTTCATTTCAAAATATTACCCCAACTGAACAAATTAATCAAGTTAAACAATTTGTTAATATAATTGACCAATATAAAACAAGAATCTTTAACACGGAATTGTCAACATTCCAATCTCTTATGATGGTATTAGGTCAAACTCACAATTGGGGTCAAAAACGTGAAGACACAACAGTTGAAATCCTTAAAAAACAATTTGGTCAAGATAATGTTAATGCTGTTGGAAAACTTGTCT